GTTAACTTTAACCGACCAAGAGAAAAAGAGCATAATTAAGATGACTCGATCTCAATGGTTGGATTTTGTTGTTCAAAAAATTACTTTAATGCAACTTGCTACTCTCAAGAGGGTGAAGAAAGAATCCAAGCCAGTCAACAAGGATGCAACGCGTCACGTTTTGTGTGATAGGCAAAATTGTGATAAGAAATGTGGTAAATTCCACAAACCGACTACTGCAGATAAAGCAGCCCGTCGCGCATTAAAGAAAGCTAAGAGGGCAGAAGCAATTAAAACTGCATCTGCTAGACCAGCTTCCGTTAAGGCTGAGCCTGTTGGGAAGAAAGAAGGACTGATAAATGGTCCTCAATTCTATCCAAATAAGGTTGCAGCTAGCGTTGGGTGGGCTTCAGCAGAGAATGGAAATGATATCATTGAGATGAACGCTACTCGCGTTTGGAATGGTGTCATGGTTTGTGAACACATTTTTTCTAAAGGTGCAAAAAGTGTAAAATTTTCTTTTGGGGATAAAGAATTTTCGTGGGAGAGAGCTAAAGGAAGACTTGTTGGAAATGATCTTCTTTATTTTCCATTATCTGGACCTTGTCCAAAAGCATTACATGCTGCCAACCCTAAAGTTGGTGAGAAGGTACATATAGTTACTTATGGTAGCTTAGAAATGATGAAGAACAAAGAAGTTGCCTCTTCGGAGGGATCAGTTACGAACATTATAAACAAAAGAACTTTTTCGAAGGAAGGGAAACCTGAATTTTTAGAGAAAGCTTATGTGTCATATTCGTCTCTGTCTGGAAATTGTGCTTCACCCGTTGTGAATTCCGACCATCAAATAGTTGGTTTTCATAATGCGTGGGCTGGTGATAAAAATGTTTTTATTCCCATTTCAGTGGAGATGTCTTCGTATGTCAATTTCGTTGCCAAAGGGCAGGATTTCTCATGCGCCCCATCCCAGCAATAGACAAGTGGGGATCTTGGTATAAAAAATATCTAGATCGTGACGTGTTTATTAGTTTGGATGATGGGGTATATCCACCTTCAAAGCTTTTTAATGAGAATTTCGTTAATGGTAATGTTGATTATGTGGGTCGTGTGAAGAGATTTGCGAAATTTACGGAGAAGGAGAATATGAATCAGTCTTTTGTTGATTATTGTCGTAAAAATGGTTTGAAAGTTCCTAGTGAGTATAGAATGGCTTTTTCCAATGCGAAGGCTGGCTATGTCTCAGCTGCTAAATATGATAAGGGGCAACCTAAATTAGATGAAGCAGCTTGGGCTCTTGCAGGTGAGTGGACGAAACAACATTTTAAGAGTTGCATGTCGGGTAGTGGTGTTATCGATGAGGAATTGGTTATTCAGAATATGAAGAAGCAAACCTCAGCAGGTTATCCATGGTCATTGAAGTATAAATCAAAAGCAGAAATGCTTGACTCACCAGCTAAGCAGGTGTTGTCTGACTATTGGGATTTAATCGGTTCAGAGAATGAAGATAATATTGTTCCTATTTGGACATGCTCTCAGAAGGTTGAGATGCGAGCAGTTGAAAAACTTCGTGAAAATAATTTGCGAACTTTCACTGCTTGCCCATTTGAGCTCAGTACAGCAACAAATAGGTTATGTTTGGATGCTAATAATGGGTTTTATAATGGTGCTCTTAACACCTTCTCTTGTGTTGGTTTTTCTAAATTCTTACAAGGTTGGAATAACGTTTATGAAATGCTTGATGTGCATAAAAATGCATATGAGTTGGATGAGTCTCAATATGACTCATCGTTGTTTAAGAAAGCGTTATATGGTCAGCGTGATATTCGTTGGTCTTATTTGCATGCTGATGATCAAACCCCTGAAAACCATCTGAGGATGGATGCGGTTTATGAGGCTATTGTGAATTCGTTTGTTGTTATGGATGGAGGTGAACTTATCCGTAAACAAACTGGAAATCCATCAGGTTCAAGCAATACTGTGGTTGATAATACTATGATATTGTTTAGACTTTTTGCTTATGCTTACATTGTTTTGTGTAAAGAACGAGGAAGAAAATTTTCGTATTCTGATTTTATGGAAAATGTTAGTGCTGCACTTTATGGTGATGACAACACTTATACATGTTCTGATGAAGTTAATGAATGGTTCACACCAGAAAATATTGGACGTATTTGGTCTGGTATTGGTGTGACAACGAAAACTCCTTGTAATAGTGCACGAAAATTGTCTGAAGTTAAATTTTTAAGTAATGGCTTCTATTTTTGTGAGCGTTTGCGTTTGTGGTTTCCAGTACCTGAGACTGGGCGAGTATTGAGTTCTTTGTGTTGGGGTAGTGATAAGATGGATGTTCGTTGGCATTATCTTCGTGCTTGTGCACTTCGTTTAGATAGTTATTGGAACTTTGAAGTACGTAAAATTATTTCAGGTTACATTGATTATTTGGATAAGGTACATAAGGAGGATTTGGTTGGAGAAATTGGAGGTATACAGATGCAACAAATTCGGAATATTTGGAAGTCTGATGATTGGATAGAATCACTTTATTGTGGGCGTGAAAGCTCGCAAAGTGATTTTGGGATGAAAATTTTGGAAGTAGGCTTAGCGGCTTAATTCTCTTACGGGCCAGTGTGACTTTTAAGTCCATGGCACTGGTTTAAATTTTCTTTTCTGAATTTTTCTGTCCACATTGTCTTTCTTTTCTTTTCCTAATTGTTCATTTTTTCGTTGTATCTCCCTCTCCTGCTGTCCAATGTCTTCGCAATCTAAGAAAGTGAAGAAGGAAGAGAAGAAGGTTACTAAGGCCATTATTCAGGCAGCAACTATTGCTGCAAAGTCGAAGAAAAAGACCAAACCTAAAGCCCAAGCTCCACATCCACGATTAAATATTATGGAAAAAGTTTCTGGTTCTGGTGACTACAAAGCTGAGTCATCAATTGGAAAATTTGTTCAAAAGTGGGGTGGTCAAGCTTCAGATGTTATTTCCTCGATTTTTGGTTTTGGAGATTACCATGACAATATCAAATATAACACCTTGATGAATGCAGGTGGTCCTCCTCAGTTTTCGCAAGATCCTAGGAGTAGATCAAATGTTATTCGTCATCGTGAATTTATTGGTTCTGTCACTGGTACTACTAATTTTACTATAACAGAGTATATAATTAGTCCTGTTAATCAGAAACTCTGTCCTTGGTTGTCTAATTTGGCGTCCGCTTACGAGCAGTATCGTATTCATGGAGCTATTTTTGAGTACAACACCACATCTGGTTCAGTTGCTGCTACTACAGCAATTGGTTCCGTTATGCTTGCAACACAGTATAATGTGAATGATGTTTCTTTTGGGTCTAAGTTAGAAATGGAAAATTATGAGTATGCTACTGACGCTGCTTCTAATCAGTCCTTCTTTCATGGTCTAGAATGTGCTCCCAATGAGGTTGTTGCCCCAATTAAGTTTATGGATTCTGCTGTTCGTACTGGTGCTGTTCAAGATTTGCGCGAATCTCAATTCGGGCGCTTAACAGTTGCTACAGTTGGGCAACCTGCCACTACTGAAGTTGGAGAAATTTGGTTGTCTTATGAAATTGAGTTGTTGAAACCACGTCTTGGTATTCCAGCTGCTGTCTCTTCTGTTTTGTTTATCGACTCTACAGGTGGGGAAGCAGGTGGTGTTGCTTTTACAGCAGCATTGGCTCCTAATGCCAATTATCAAGATTTAACCGTTGCAGCCCGTTCTGTTTTCGGTGCTTACACTGCAGCTATCAATGCTGTTGGTGCTGCATCAATAATCACTTTCACTGATCCCAGATTATCGGGTAGGTGTGCTAATTTCTTTTTGGAGTTGGATTATACTTCAGCTTGTACCGGAGCAGCTTCGGTTATTCAAGTTATTGGAGGCAACACTACTGTTGTTACTAGTACCTCTATTGGTTCTAACGCGACAGTTGTTGCTGCTCTCAGCTGCATTCGTTTTGCAGTTGGTCCTGGTCCTTGGGTTGTCTCTTGCATTGCTCCTGGTACATCTGGTGGTGGTCAGGTCTGCCGACTTTTTGTTGGTTTAACTGATCACGTATAATCCTTCTTTTTGGATTGCTTTTGTCTGTCCCGTCATTGACTTGACGTTTTGTCTGTCCCGTCATTGACTTGACGTTTTGTTTTGTTAGGTTTTCACGGTGTGGTGAAGGCAATGGTAGTTTTTATATCTGCATGTGTTTGCAGCCTTAGTGTAAAGTCCGGCTACCTTTTGGTGGCGGTTTGAGCTAGATACTCATACCCCTAAGTGTGTAAAAGCCATTGAACAAGTGTTTTGCATTTAAACATCTAATTCCCGTAGGGTTTTGTTTTAGTGCTTAAGCTCTTGTACCATGTCTTGTTGTAATTCCTATTGTTTGTTGTGAACATCTCTCAATAAATTTTGTCAAGATTAGTTCTGACGTTTTTTGTTATTGAC